GAATAAACCGTTGTCATTACAATTAGATCACATTAATGGCATTAATAACGATAATAGATTGGAAAATTTGAGATTTTTATGTCCTAATTGCCACACCCAAACTCCAACATGGGGGTCTAAAAAAAGAAATATTTGACTTTAAAACCTCCCGTAACAGGGGGGTTTTATTGTATAAATACATTGAAGAAGAAAACACGCAGCCCAGGGTTTCGGTAATTATGGCTCTTACACGACTTGATAACCTTTACTCAAGTAAGACAGGTAAATATCTATATGTCTCGCCTGATGATTTTAATGCAACAGACGAACTTGATAATAGAGGAAATTCACCTCTAAGACCATTCAAGACAATTCAAAGAGCTTTTCTTGAAGTAGCAAGATTTTCATATTTACCAGGAAAGGATAACGATCGTTTTGACCAGTTTAGCATCATGTTGATGCCTGGTGATCACTATATTGATAATAGACCTGGAATTATTGATTTAGATAATTCTGATAGACAGCGTTATTTTGATGCTAGAAATTTAATCAACGCAAATCGTGATGAAATCGTTGATAGAGCATTTGCTCAAATTATGATTGATTACAATGAAGGTCTTTGGGGAATTGACTGGGTAGTTCCTGGAGATCCTCAAGTAAATACTGATTCATGGTATAAAGATGCATATCGTTTAATTCAAAAAAATAGACAAGTAATTATTGATGGTGCTTATGCAGAAATTGGTATTCAGCATCCAACTTTTGTAAATCCAGATCCAGCAAAATGTCAAAGAGATATTGGATATTTTGTTGATGCTGTTTCTCTTGATATTTCTCTTGGCGGTGCAAATAAGTATACAAGAAAGTTTTTACAGAACTATTTTATTGGCAATACTTGGAAACCAAATACTCTTGAAGATGAAGAAGTAGAATCAAATACTGCATTTAATAAAGCTGCAGCTTTGATGAAGCAAGCAATTACTAATCAACTTGCTTATAAAGATCTCACCATTACTCCAGATCCTGCAACTCAATCTAATACAAGTGTAGCATCGTGTGGTAATGTTCAAACTTCAATTGATACACTTGCTATTTTAGTAACAACGTATATTACTCAAGGCAATATTGATGATTTAGATGTAATTTCACCAGAAAGTGTTCCTGAAGCTGGTGCTGGGATGTCTAAGTGCAAGCGTGATATTGGATATATTGTAGATGCAGTTTCTTCTGATCTTGCTTCTGGTGGTAATGCTAATATTATTGCTGCTTCCAAGTCATATTTTAATGTAAATGGAACTCCAATTTCTAACGGTTTGATTGGAGAAGAAGCTCAATCTATAGTTGCATTTAATGCTGCTAGAGATATGATGCAAAAAGCAGTAACTAACCAGTTATATGTAAAAGATTTAACTATATCTGATGGTCCAGCAGTATTTACTCAAGGTGGATCAACAGTTCCTAATTTACCTTCAGGAAATGCTTCAACTTGTGTTGATGTTCAATCGACAATTGCCACTTTAATTTCAATTATAACCACTGTAATTGAAGATGGTAGTTTAGATAATTTAGCAGATGTTGAAGTTAGTGATGATATTCCTGTATTCTTTTATAATCAGGCTCTTGAAGAATGGCAAGACAACTCTGTTTTAGATCTTTCCAATCCAAATAATGTTCTATATAAGTTTAATTCTTCTACTGGTGGTGCTATTGTTCCTAGAGGTTGTTCACTTGTTGGTTATGATCTTCGTAGAACTATTGTTCGTCCTTTATATGTTCCAGATCCTGCAGACGGAACACAAGGTCGAACTTCTATCTTTAATTTAACTGGTGGTTGCTATATTTGGCAATTTACAATTAAAGATGGAGATCTCACAGAAAATTCTCCATTATATGATAAAAATGATCAAGTTGGTAAGGTATATTTCCAGAAAGGAAATAATACTCAATTAGCAATTCCTGAGTATTCTCACCATAAAATCTGCATTATGGAATATGCAGAAGATTTTGAGTTAAAAAATTATTATGAAAAAGTTGGAAAAGCTTTTATGTTATTCCAACCAACAATTGATGATGGTGAATTTGAAGCACTTCCACAAGAAAACAGAATTGTTGGACCTCTTTCTGATACTAGAAATATTGTTAATATTCGTCTTGAGCAAAATCAAAATCCATCTAAAACAACTATTGTTGCAACAACGAAAATTGCACATGGTTATTTCAAAAATCAATATATTGCAATTATTGATAATGGTTTAAATGACCTATTAAATGGCACATTTAAGGTTAGTGAATTAGACCCAGATGATCCAAAGATATTTAAATATGAAGTTATAACTACTCCTTCTATTTTAGGACTAGAAATTAATGCGACTGGTTATGATCCAACTACAACTCCAGCATTAAGTGTAAATTGTAGAGCACAAGCAGAAATTGACTCGGTTGAGTCTGCTTCTCCATATGTATTCAACTGCTCAATTCGTTCTACCTGGGGTATCTGTGGTATGTGGGCAGACGGTGCCAAATCAACAGGTTTCCGTTCAATGGTTGTTGCCCAGTATACTGGAGTTTCACTACAAAAAGACGATCGTGCTTTTATTCGCTATGATGAGTTTAGTAACACTTGGAACCAAGCATCTTTAACCGATGCTTTTGCTACTACAGCATACCATACTAAAGGAGATGCTTATTGGAAAGATGATTGGAGAAATTTCCACATCCGTGCATCTAATGATGCATTTATTCAATGCGTTTCTGTGTTTGCTGTTGGATTCTTTGATCACTTCCTGATGGAATCTGGTGGTGATATGTCAATCACCAACTCCAACTCTAACTTTGGTAATACATCACTCCATGCTATTGGACATAAAGGATTTGCATTCAACCAGGACAAGGGTGGATACATTACTGATATTATTCCTGTAGAAGAAATTGATGATAGTCAATTCAACGAAGAGCAACAAAAATATTATTCACTTGCTGTTCAGCCAACAAAACAAGCATCAAACAAAACACGTTTATACTATGGTTCTGATGAAGCATATAATCCATTTGAAAAACCATCAACAACTATTAATGGTTATAGATTAGGTGCAAAAACAAATGATAAATTATTTGTAAAAATCAAATCTGATATTGGAACAACAGTTCCATTCAATGCTACTTTATCACCGACTGGATTTAAAAGATATTTGGTATCATTAGCAACTTTAAATCCTGATGGTGTTCAAATTAATAATGTGGCACAAGATGCCGCTAACATGATTGAAAATAATAAAGTTTTTATTCAGAAAGAAGCATATGGTTATATTACTGCCAAATATCCAGATCTTTTAACAAATACTAATATTACTATTTCTAAGTGTGAAAGAGATATTGGATATTTTGTTGATGCTGTTGTATCAGATTTAAGATTGGGTGGAAATATTAATACAATTCAAGCAGCTGAAGGATATTATGTAGGTGGTCAACTTGCATATATTCAAAATGAACTTAACGAATCTTTAGAAGCATACGATTACGTTAAGAATCTATGTATTGCTGCAATGAGAAATTTTGATTATCTCATTCGCAATTGTCAAACAACAATTTTATCTCCTATTGTAGATGTAGGAGACACCACTGGAATTCTTGTTGGTATGAAAGTTACTCATTATGATTATAATGAGACTAATTTTACTAATGGCAAATTAAATTCAGGTGCTACACCAGTTTCAGTAAATCCAGTAATTGGTAGTGATGTTTATGTTAAGAGAATTATTGATAGTTCTAGAATTGAACTTGGAACTGCTAATAGCAAGTTAAATGAAGGTTTAACTGTAAATGCTTTAAGGAATTCTCCTTCAGCGTATCTATATTTTGAATTACCAAAAACAACTTCTCTTGTAGATAGTGAAAATAATTTACAGGGAGCATGGTCTGATGTTTCTGCAATTAAAGATCCATCAATTATTCAAGATACTACTGATTGGAATACTGTAACTACAAATGGGTATCCAGAATGTAGTGGAATTGCTACCACAATTAATAGTTATTTCACTAATATTTCTTTAATTCTTAATCAAGGTTTAACACCAATTAGTGGTCGTTATGTAGATGCTCATAATCTAATTCTAGCAAATAAAGAATTAATTGCTAAAGAAGCAATTGATAGAATGACTATCAATAATCCTGGATTTACTATTATAGATGGCATTAATACTAATTTTGTAGATGATGTTTACAAATTAATTGATGAACTTTCATTTAATATCAAATATGGTAGTAACAATAGAGTATATGAATTTGCAAAATTATATGTATTAAATCCCAATCTTTTAACTGGAGAAAGAGATCAAGCAGGAGAAGTTTACAATAACGTAACTGAAATGGCAATACAAGCCATGAAAAATCAAACAATTTCTATTGTTGGTAGTCATGGTTTAACTCAAACATTTGATAATAATGTTATTGGTGACATTTCAGGTCAAGCAGGAATTTATAATGCTGGAGATTGTGCGGATGTTGAATCAACAATTACTACATTAATGGCAATTGTTACTGGAGCTATTGGCACTAATGCTGATCCAGGTGATCTTATTGGAATTATTAAGACATCACCAACATTTGATAATGTAGCTAGAATTGAACCAGTAATTGACACTGCAAATCTTGCTGCTAGAGCAACTATATTTACTGTTAATACTGGTGGTGGTACAACAAATCCACATAATTTTGAAACTGGAACTCCAGTTCGTCTTGTTCCTAAAGCAAGAGAAGGCACAAATCCAGATAAAAGAGTTATTAGATTACCAAGAGGATTTGAAACTAACACAATTTACTATGTAATTGCTCCTGGAAGAATTACTACTCCAGAAGATTATTCAAACGAATCTTTATATCCTGGTGTTTTCAATGTTGCGGCATCTACTCGTATAATGCTTGCAAGAACAAAAGAAAATGCTGCTGCTGGTATTTACATTTATTCTTCTGAAACTGATGCTATTGATTCAGATGTTGAAATCGAACTCCAGCAATATGTACTAGATGAAACATTTGATCTACATCAATATATTTGTAATTTTGCAACTGGTCAAAGTGATGTAATTCAAACTGATGTTCCACATGTATTTGATGTTCCAAATTCTGCAGAGACAGTAAATAAAGTATTTTTTAGAACTTTTGGAGATCCATCAGAATCAGAATTACCACAAATTAGTATTGGTGGAATAAGTCAGCAAATTGATTCAACAAAATATTATTATGCAAGATTTGTAACTCCAAAAACTTTTGCAATTTTTGAATCTCCAGCAGAAGCTATTGCTGGAACTCCAAGAATTACATTTACTCCTGGATTTGGTAAGAATTTTTATGTATTCTCAGATAAGAGAGTAAGTCCAGTAAGATTTGATGCAGAGCAAAAGAATGATGATACTAATGTTGGTCAATGGTATATAAATGTTCTTGATGAAACATCTGAACAATTTAATATTATTAGAAGATATCAAGAACTTGGAGAAACTTTAAAAGATATAAGAAGTAAGAACACTTACTATACAAGATTAGTAGATAATCGTGATAAAGAAGATAGAATTTACAGATTGCGTTATGTAATTCCTGAATATGCTGATGGCGTTCGTGATCCTCTTAATGGATTTGTTTTAAAAGCAAGAACTGATACTACTAGAAAATTACTCCCACAAAAATTACTATTGAAACCAGTAGGAACTGGAGATGATACTGTTGCATATTTTGAAACTGAAATTATCTTAGAATCTGGCGGGACATTAAAGCAACAACTTGGTCTTCTTAAGAGTGAATTAGATAGTCAATTCTATTATGATCCATATGATCAAAGTCAAGTAAAAGTTATTACTAGTGATAAAACCGCAAGTAAAGTTGCATTTAGTATTCAATCTGCTAGAAAAGTAACGCAAAATTCTGATGAATTTTTAGAACTAACAGTATTTGATCATACAATTACTAATGATGCATTAAAGAACGACACTTTTGTTACGGTAAAAATTGAATCTCCACAAGAAGGAACATTTAGATCAACTAGTGGTTTAAATCAAATTAGTTGGAGTGGAAATAGTTCTGGATCTGGTTTAGTACAAGGGTACTTTACCGTTGATGAAACTGGCGAGCATTATCTAATTATCAAAGAGATTCCTCAAGGTCCAAGTGCAATTTCTTATAACCCACTAGTTGATACCACATTTTATCAAGTATTACTAGATCAAAATAATAATCCTGTATTAGATGGTAATAATCAACCTGTTCAGATTTACTCTAAGTTAATTGCTAAGCCAAATAGCGTAGGAAGTTCAAACAATTCCTTAAGTAAATCAGAAAAAGCAGATTATTTATACAGTAATAAAAATGCTAACGTTCTTACAGCAACTCCTGGAGATATTATCGAAGATGATAAAGGAATTCAATACAGAATTGTTACAGTTGAAGATTGCGGAGAAATTGAAGATACATTCTATATTTTTGATATTAATGAAATTCAAAGAAGAATTCCTAATCAGCAAGAGGGTATTTACTATCTAACTTGTGTTAAAGGTAATATTTCTCCATATCCAGTCGGTGCTGGTGTAGGTAATAATTTTAGAAACTTTAAGTTTTCACAACCAATTTCTCAACTATACCCATTAGATTACAAAAATGATCCATTATGGTTCCAAGTTAAAGAAGATGGAACTAGAGATATTACTATTACTGATGTTCCTGGTACTATTTGTGCTGCGGATAACTATGTTCATGGTCTCGTAAGAACCAATGATTATAAGAATAGTGAGACAAAAGAAGTAGTTCTTGATTTTGTTAGCAACCCAGCATTAAATCGTTATGATTACACTGGATTAATTAAGGCACAATCTGGTAATGCAACTTCTGGTTCTGAAGATCGTAAGATTTCTATTTCTGGTAATTCTGAATACCCAACAGAAAATAGATTGTATGTCGAATTGCGTCGTCCATCTATTGCACGTTCTGGTAACCATACCTTTGAATATCTTGGTTTTGGTCCTGGTAACTACTCAACTGGTTTCCCACTACGTCAGGAAGTTGTTCTTTCTGACATTCAAGACTTCTATGCTCAAGCAAAGCGTGAAGACGGTGGTATCGTCTTCTACACTGGTCTAAACTCTAATGGCGACCTCTATATCGGAAACCGTAAGATCAACGCTATCACAGGCGAAGAGACGTTCCTAGAAAGAGCAGAATTAGTTTCTTCTGATGACGATGGTGGAGATCTTGGTGATCTTGTATCAACATTTGAAGTTGATGTTGAATTTGAAAAGACGATTCTAGTTGAAGGAGATGCAACATTTAACAACCCAGTAACAGTCAATGTAGAACCAAACGAACCAAACGCATTGACAATTGTTGCTAATATGGATACAAGTGCTGGCGACGATCCTTCTTTGGATAGTTCTCAGTTCTCATTATCAACTATTTCTTCTTCTGGCAACATTACACTCCATAAAAACACAATTTATTCTGCAATTTACGCATTAAATCCAAGAGGAAGTTTACAACTATCTGGTCAAAATTATACAATTAGAACACATGCTAACCAAACTGATGGTTATAAACCTTCTAATATTTCACCAAATCAAACACTCAATAGTTTAGGACAGCAAGTTCAATACGGTAGCAGTGGAACTCCACAGTCTGGTGATATTTTATTTAAAGGTGAAGAAATTGGAAAATCTGGTTCTCTTGGCTGGATCTTTGCTAACTTCTATCAAGATCAAACTGCAAATATTCTAAAGGTAGTATATAATGGAAATCTTGAAGTTGAATTTACAGTAAAAGTTGGTATTTCTATTGAAAATGATTTAAATATCCAAAATGGTTCTGAAATACGTATTTCTGGATTTGATTCTGGTTTTGATAATTTAAATGGAATTAGAAAAGTTTATGGAGTAACTGCAACATCATTTAAAGTTGGCACATCATTAATTTTAAGTGCAGTAGTTGGTCAAGATTATTTAATTGGAACTGATTTAACAAATGCAGAATTTGAAGTTGCAAATGTACAATGGAAAGAAGTTGGTGTTCTTGGTGCAGAAGCATTAAGAACTGATACCGATAATTATGGAGATTATCGCTTAGGTATCAATACGTTCTCAAGAGCTGCTCATTCAGACAAAAATACTGCATTTGTATCTGATGCAACTGATCCAAGAGCAAACTTAGATGTTGTTGGAACAGCATTTATTAGTGGCAAAACATTAGAAACTTCTCCAATCAACAACTTTATTTCTAATCCATTACTAGAAAATAGAACTTTCAACAATGTAAATAATGCATTCTTAGTTGGTGGAAATAGTGCTACTCCAAATGATAAAGCAACATTAAGAATTTCTACTACAAATAATGGCAGAATTGGTATTAATATTAACTTTGCTGACCTTGATAGAACATTTGTTGTTGATGGAAATTCAAGATTTACAGATCAAGTAAAATTTGAAGACAATATTGATGTTAATGGTGGCAATATTACAACTACATCAAATTCATTTAATATTGCAAATTCAAATGCTGTAAACATAACTGCATTTAATATCGCAGAAACTATTGATATTGGTGTTCTTTCTACAGGAAATCAATCTATTAAGTTAGGTAACTCTGGAGCATCTCAAATAGTATCAATTGGAGAATTTTTCTCGGATGGATATTTAAATATCCATAACAATGCTACAATGTTTAGAGGTTCTATAGGAACTACTCCTAATGGAAGCACTTTATATAGTAATGTTTTAAAAGTTGGTGGAGCTTTTGATAGAAATAGTGATAGCTTAGTTGATGGTAGTGTATTTAATGTACGCAACAGAAATACAATTCTTGACGGTAATTTAAGAATTGGTGCAAATCCAACTGAAGATATTGTTGCGTTACAGTCTTCTTCAAATCAAGTTGAACTATTTACTGTTGGTGTTTCTATTTTAAACTTTGGTACTAACACTGGCAACATTAATATTGGTGCTCAAGGTGGTAATACTACTGTTAATAACTCTTTAAATGTTCTTGCAGACACCATAATGAATGGTGATGTTACATTAAAAGGTGGTTTAAATGCTGGTCAATATGAAGTAAGAAGAGGTTCATTTGGAACTGATGCGGTATCACATGATAGAGGTAGTGTTGAAAGTGATGATTTGAATATTGATTTATTCGAAAGAGTAATTATTCAAAGAAAGATTGATACTAAAGGTCTTTCAACTTGGGGTGGTGTAGATTATAAAGTATCACCAACTGATGATGAAAGATACTACTTACCAATTGATTCTGTAAGTACAACTATACAATTTGAAGTTGGTGCTTATCTATTAATTGATAGATCAATTGCTGTTGATGGTCAAGATGTTTCAGTTTCTCCTGTTGGTGAAGAATATAGTGAATTATTAGAAATTGTTGAATTAACCAACCTAAGTACTGTAGATTCAGATCCAGAAAATTCAATTAGAGTTATGGTTAAGAGAGCAAGAAATGCTCTAGATTCTAATGGAAATATGATTGTTGTGAGTGGTTCTTACAAATACTTAAGAACTGATCACCCAGATAATGCTGTAATTATTAGATACAACTTAGCAGAAAATGTAAGCTATATTAATAATTCTGATGGTTTACCAACATCTACTTCTGGTTCTTTAGAAAATGTTTCGACTGGTGTATTTGGTGGTTCTGTTGGAATAGGTGATATTTTCCGCTTTAGTGATTCCGAATTAGCATTTATCAATGCTATTAATGTAACTTCACCTCAAAGATTAGTTATTAATGATGGAGGAAGTCCAGCAGATTCAGTATTCATTGTTGATTCTACTAATGGTAATACAATCATTGATGGAACACTTGATGTATTCAAAACGATTACTTTAAATGGATCAAATTCTAAGAATACCGATCGTTTAGTAATTGTTGATGGTTCTGATAATGAAAAATTTGTCGTAGATAGTTCTGATGGTGATACATTTATCAGTGGTAATTTATCAGTTGGAGAAAATACTTATGATAGATTCTTTATTGATTCCACTAGTGGAGACACAACAATTAGAGGTGGTGATTTAATCATTACTGGTGATACATCAACTGAATTAAATCCAAATAATAAATTAGTTCTTCAAAATGGAAGTGGAAATCTGACAATTTCTGGGGTACTTACTTCAGAAGCAACATTAGGAACTAATATATTCAATACTGATTTAACTGTAAATGGCGAAAATCTAACATTTAATAAAATTAAGACCGTCGCTGGTGAACCAACAGAACTAGAATTATTTAAAGTTAGATATATTAATCCAGGAACAAATAGACCAGAAGGTGCTGTAATTAATTTTGCTGGTCAAGATGGATTCTTTAACCAAAATGGTGGAAGAAAATGGGTATATATACAACAGGGTTCCGATATTATTGATGCCGATCCAAACATTAGTTATTTTGTATCTCCAACATCAACTACTGTTATTAGATTGCCAGACAACGCAACAACAGGTGATATGGTGAGAATTGTTGATGTTGCTGGTAGTTTAACATATAATGTTTCATTAATTATGAGAGCTCCTACTGGAATTAGAGTTCAAGGTGATGAAACAAATGCTGGTGATAGAGGTCTTTCAATTGGATCTAATTGGAATGGTGGAGAATTAGTTATTCAAACACCAAATGCTGGTCTTGGTTTAATTTACTTGGGTGAATATAATTATGACGGAACAAGTACAAATTCCCAGCCATCCCAAAGAGGTTGGTGGTTAGTAGAGATCTAATATGGCAAGTTATAGTTTAGCAAAAACTATGCGTGGTCTTCCAATTGGTTCCGTTCAACCATGGACGGGAGCAATTACGGAAATTCCTAAAGGATGGTTATTATGCAATGGAGCAGAATTACCTGCTGTTGAATATCCACTCCTTGCAAGAATACTTAGAACCACTTATGGTGGTGTAGGTTTTTCTGGAACTTTTCCGAATTATAATGGGACAATAAGAATACCTCCAACAAATCAGAAAGGTCTTGCAGATATATCATCAGATTATTTTTATTCGGATGAAGATTCAAATGCTGCACCTGGAGTTAGACCATCTCCATGGGACGATTTAGATTCATTTGCTGCAGTTCAAGAATATATTGGAGATATTGGTGATTTAGGTACTCCATCAACTGTTTTTGCAAATACAGATATTGTTTTTGATTATCAACAAGATCCTGATGGGGTTTTACAAAATTTTACTGTTACAAATGGAGTTGCTGCACCAACAACTTCCCCAATTTTATTTACTGGAGTTTCTTCTACTAGTAATTTATCTGGATCTGGAGCAACTTTTACAGTTGTGCAAAATGCAGATACTACGTATAGCTTGAAACTAATTACTAGAGGTCAAAATTATCAAGTAGGCGAGATTGTAACAATTGATGGAGCTGATGTTGGAGGAACTAGTGCCGATAATAGTATTACATTGACTGTAAATTCTATTACTGATGGTTTTTTCGAAGGTTTAATTACTGGACAATCTATTATTGAAGGATTTGGTATTCAAACTGTTTATATTATACCAAGAAAATTATCTAGAGATCATTTTCCAGCACACTTTCATACAGGAGAATACAGAACTATTAATAAAAATGATGTTTCTGATCAACCAGGAAGAGGAGTTGGTGTATATGATAACCCACAAATTGAAATAGCATTATATTGGTTTGGATTGAATGAGTGTCCACCAACTGTTCCAGCATTCACTTGTCCTATTCCTGGATTTGGTGTAATTACTAAACTTGATGCTGGAAATATTTGGGTTGGTCAAACTGGTCCAGGATCTAACGAAGCAACATTCAATTCTCCATTTACTACTGGCCCTGGTAGATATTCTATAGCAACTATAAGGGGAAGTAAGCCATTTAGAAGACACATACCAAGATATACAGCAGAAGCATCACATGGTGTTGGTAAAACATGGTTTAATTCTTCTGGCGTAAAAAAATTAAGAGATGCTGCTGGAAATATTAATGAAGCATTAAGAACAGGTCCAAATGCTGGCAAACTAAATGTTGGTGATACAATACCATTTTCGGATGATACTTCAGTTATCACTGCACCAAATTATGATGATGGTGCCGCTGGAAGTGATGGAGCAGTTTCTTTTAAACAAGTTTTATTTAATCATGCTGGTATTAGTTATTTGGTAGATACTTCAACTTTTCCTGGAGCACAGCAAGTTATAGAAGCACATGATCATGGTGGAGAAATAAATATTTTTTATGATGGATCTGGATTAAGTATTCCTCCAGTGTTAACTGCTAAAGTTTCTCCTAATGTAATTCCAGATAATTTAGAAAATGCATTACAGATTACGTATAATATACCATCACCTTCATTAGCAATGATACATTTAATCAGGGCTTATTAAAATGACTGTATACTACACTAAGGAAAAAGCAAAATTTGGCGGTATTACTGGTAGTATTTTACCATTTACAATTAAACTACCAGAAGCAAATGATCCAGGGGATGGTGACTGGAAAAAGTATTTACCAGCTGGATTTTTAAGATGCAATGGTCAAATTTTAAAAGCATCACAATTTCCTGCATTAGCATCAGTATTAGGAACAGGTCAAGATTCAAAATTTGCAAAAAATCCAGAAACTTTGGCAGATGATGAATTTCAGTTACCAGACCTTGGATCAAAATATATTAGATCTTCGACAGCATCTGGACAATATTTAAATACAACTTTACAACAAGATGAAACAATAACTAAAGTCGGAACAGAAACTGAAGTTACTTCTTTAATTGGGACAAGTGCAACTATTGGTTATTCTGGAACTTTTACTGTTCAAGGTGTTAATGGATTAAATTTCACAGGCACTCCATTTTTTACCACAACTCAAACAAATACATTTGATGATTTTCTTTCTGATCAAAGTTTCCAAGCTCATGGTCATAATGCAGATATTGGAGTTTTTACTTATTTGGGTAACTGGACAGACAATAGATTTATAGAAGGTGTTGGAAGAGGGGGAAATACAGGACAAACAGAAGGAGCAAATAATCAAGTTCAAATTGAACCACCGACAGATTCTACAGCAACAGTTAGTCATAATCACAGAATAAATTTACCATTAACTTCAGAATTAAAAACAAAAAATAATTTAAAATATGCATATCAAGATACTACAATATCGGCAGACGGTTTACAAAGTACAATTACAATTACTACATCAAATTTAAAAAAATTGGATGATGCTATATCTCCTTATATTTTAGTAGAATATCTCATAAAAATTTAAGTTATGGCAATTCAAGATTTTTTATGGTCAACTAGATCAACAAATATTGAAAACACTACATATAATATTCCTTCTTTAAACCCTGCATGGGGAAATTTTTTAAGAAGCTATTGTATTTCTGCTAGTGGTGTTTATGAATGGGATATTGCATTTAGTAATAATGGAAAACAAAAATTTGAATGTTCATCTGATGATGATGGATATCTTTATATTGATGGGGAATACATAGGTAGTTTTTCAAGTTTTACTGGAAGTAGTATATTAACAACTACAAAATATTACAATGGTGGAACTGTACATAAAATAACTTTAAAAAGATCTAATACTAATGCTGGGTCAACTGCTATTGCCGCTAGATGGGTTGGTTATGAATATAATCCTGTTAATATTAGTATTTTTAACGCTTCACCAAATCCAGTTACTGATGGAACTCCTTCTGGAACTCCATCATCTACTACTACTTTACAATGGAGTATAACTAATGCCAAAGAAGCATTTATTGATAATAATGTAGGATCATTAACAAATTTTTCAAGTTCATTAACAATTGATACTAAATTAAAATCTATAGAAGGTTTTAATTCTCCTGCAACAAAAACTTATAAATTGACTGCTATTGGTAATGCATCTTCTGATATAGTTGAAAAAACTGTTACTGTAGCTGTATATAATGATAATACTCCTACAAACTTTAATATTTCTCCTTTTTATAATTTAGATCCAGTTCAACAAATAATTTATACTTTAGGAAATATTACTGGTATTGATATGCCAACTATTGTTATAGGATCTCCTGGCGTAACAATAGATGTTAATAATTCTGGTACATTTAGTGGTTCTAAATTAATAGAAAATAATGATGTTGTTAGAATTAGATTTTCTGCATTAGATTTTAATCAATCTCCACTTGGACTACAAAATTCCAAAGAAATGTGGGTTCAAATAGGAACTTTAAGAAAATATTTTACAGCAACTACAAGAGCACCAAACGCAAATGAAATATTTGATTATGAAGATATTGCTGAATCAATTCCTTATCCAAGACCTGCTGGAAATGATCCATCTGATGGACCTAGTACGCCTTATCTAGTTTCACCTACCACTGTAAATATAGATAATGTAGAACTTGGCAATCCAGATAGAATAAATGGATTATCTGGATTTGAAATTAAAACAACTTACGATGAATTTACTGAAGTTAGATATAAACCACAAGGACAATCATGGAGTGAATGGTTAACTCCAAATAGTTTATATGATGATTTAATAATCCCCCCACCACGTCT